GCCCATCACAGCGCCACGAAATCCAAGGCACCGGCACTGGCCAGCGACATTTCATAGGTCGCCTCGCCATTATGCGCCCCGGCATATTCCAGCGAGGTCACCTGAAACGACCCCGAAACGATGCCGAAATCCGGGATGATCACCTGAAAATTCGGCGTGATCCCGTCAAAGAAAATCTGGCGCGCCCGCTCGTCGGTATCAGTGTCCTTGAACACGCCCGAGCCTGAAATCGACGCCGATTTCACCCCGGCCCCCGACAACAGCTCGCGCCACCCCCCCTGGCTCTCCAAGGATGTCACATCGACGCTTTCCGCGTTGAACGACACCCGCGTGGCGCGCAGCCCGGCGATGGTTTCGAATTGCCCGGCCCCGGTCAGGTCCAGCTTGATCAACAGGTCTTTGCCATTCTGCGCTGCCATAACAGTCACTCCGTTCAGTTGAATTCAATTGTCTTCCGTCTGCGCCCGAAACCGCAGATCTATCCGCCGCTGCCCGCCCGTACCAACGCGCCGCGCCTGGGCCTTCAGAAACCACACGCCCACCACACGCCCCCGGCTCAACACCAACTCAGCATCCAGCAAAGCATCCGAAACCGCCGCCGCCGCCACCTTGGCACCGGCAAAACCCGCCGCATCCGTCACCACGCTGATCACCAGATCGTGCAGCGCGCCGCCGCCGTCCTTGTCCGAACGGTCGCGCACATCCTCTTCGCCCAGCACGACATAGAGGGGCGGCAAACTGCCCGAGGGCACAGCGTCATAGACCGCACTGCCCACAATGGCCCCCAAGGGCACATCCCCCTGCAACAGCTGGAAAATCGCCGCCTGCAACGGGCCAGAAACACCATAACTCACAGCGCAACCTCCTCATGGGCATAGCAGACAAGGTACGCGCCGCCCGGCACCACCTCGGTCACCGCATCAATGTGAAACAGCCGCGCACCATCGCGAAACCGCTGGCCGGGCTGCGGCCGCGAAGGCGCCCCCTGAACCGCACCGCGCACCGTGATGCGATAGGTAAGGCGCGACAGGGTCACCTCTTCGCCCCCCGCCGCGCGCCCGCCCGCCACTCGCAGGTCGGCCCAAACCGTGCCCAGCACCGTCCAGGCGCGCGTGAACCCACCTGCGCCATCCGGTGCAGTGACGGCATGTTCCAGCACCAGCTTGCGGCTCAACTGCACGCCGCTCATGACCGCGCACCGCCCAGCAACCGCAGCGTGCGATACCGAGCCAACAGCCCCGCAACAGACCCCGGCATCTCGCCACCCGCCGACGCATCCCGCGCCTCGTAGTACTGCGCCGCCAGCATCAGAACCGCCTGCGCCATATCCCCCGGCACCGCGTCCCACGCACCATAGCCCGCAACAAAGCCAATCTCGGCCTGCCCCGCCAACGGAATGCGCGGCAGCATGTACCCCGCAGATATCACCATCGGCGCCTGGTCATCCCGGATCAGCCGATAGGCCCCCGCATCCACAACAACCTCAGCCCCCAGCCGGTCCCAGATCGACAGCCGCGTCACCACCGACACGGGCGCCAGCGGCAGCATCTGGCGCGACAACTCGCGCCACTCGCCCACCCGCAACGTGAACGCGCGCGCCAGAACGGCCTTGCCGCAATGCCCTTCAACCCGCGCCAGCGCCGCGCGCAAACAGGTCTCCAACAACCCGTCCTGCAAACTCTCATCGCCAAACCCGGTGCCCAGGCGCAGATGGGCGCGCAACAAAGCCAACGGCAAAGCGGCGGTCGCAACTGGTGTCACTTCAACTGTATTCATGGAAATCACTCCGAAATTCCGAACCCTTGCCGACCCGAAAAGGCCCCCATGGCCCGACACGGTCGAAAGATGGACGCACGTCCCCGCACCGCTCAGACGGAGGGAAGCAGCTAGGCGATGCCGGTTGCTGTGACGCGCGCCCACTCGTCAGCCGACCGGGTGCGACCCCGGTCGGCCTTCCCGACCCCTTAGGTGGCCGAGAATTTCAGCAGCTTGATCGCGGCAAAATCGCTCACATCGCCGCCCACGCGCTTGGTTGCATAGAACAGAACGTGGGGCTTGGCGCTGAACGGATCGCGCAGGATGCGCAGGTCGGGCCGCTCGGCAATGGTGTACCCCGAGCCGAAATCGCCAAACGCCACGGCATAGGTATTGGCCGCAATGTTCGGCATGTCCTCGGCGATCAGCACCGGGTATCCCAGCAGGCGGGCAGGCTCGCGCGCGGCCAGACCGTCAGACCACAGAAACCGGCCATCGGCATCCTTCATCTTGCGGATCACACCGGCGGTTCGGCTGTTCATCACGAACGACCCGTTCGCGCGGTACTGCGCGCCCAGCGCATACACCAGATCGACCAGCGCATCGGCCCCGGCAAACGCACCGGCAGCACCGGTGGGCACATACCCCAGCGAATCCCACACCCAGGCGGTGTTCACGACAACCGGATGGGTCAAAAACCCCTTGGGCTTGTCCACACCATCGCCAATGATGAACGCCGCCGCCTCGGCGCGGGCAAACTTGTCGGCAATACGCCCGGCCAGCCAGCCTTCAATGTCAAACGCGGCATCGTCCAGCAAACGCTGGCTGGCCTTCGGCAGCGCCGACAGCTCGTGCAGCGGAATCACGATCCGGTCAATCGTCGGCGTACCGGTTTCCGTGGTCGCGCCGGTCTGCGTCGCCCAGCCCGCACCGATATCGGTCGTGTCGATCAGCACATCATACGACGTCGCCTCGACATTCACCACATTCGCCACAGCCCGGATCGACGCCGTCGAGCGGAGAACCGAGCGCACCATATCGGCCGTCTGCGGATCCAGCAGATACCCGCCATCCCCGGCAACAGCAGTGCTCAGCGCCTTACCCTCAAGCTGCAAGCCGCGCAGCCCATCGTCATCGCCCGAGCGCACATAGGCCTCGAACGCCTTCTGGTGCGGGGCTTCGGTTTCGGCCGCACGGGCCAGGGCGGGGCGGCCCGCCATCAGTGTCTTACGATCCAGCATGTTCACTCGCTCTTCGGTTTGTTTCAGTTTCGTTTCGATGCCGTCCTGAAAACGTTTCAGGTCGCCCACCAGCCCGCTCAAGGCGCGCGCCACTTCCTGTTCGGGCAGATCTTCTCTGACCCCAGACTTCGTCTCGGTCTTGCTCATCGCCATTCCTCTTTTGAAAAGCTGGCCTTTCGTTAAGCGGGGTCAGCCCCGCATCAGCAGCCCGCGCGCGTCCTCAAGGGCCGCCGCCAGACCGCGCAGGGCGTCGGCACCGGACGTCTCGCCCTTCGCCCCCACCCGCGCCTCGGGAAGCATCGGGAACGTCACCAACGACACCTCCCAAAGCTCCAATTCCTGCAAATGCCGCTTGCCGCCTGCATCCTTGCTGGCCTTCTTGGTGCGGTAGCCAATCGACAACCCGTCAATCGCCCCCGCCCCGATCAGCGCAATCGCCTCGCGCCCCTTGTCCACATCCGCCAGAATCCGGCCCTTGACATACAACCCCTTGGCATCCTCGCGCACCACGTCCCAAACGCCAATGGGTTGCGCCGGATCATGCTGCCACAGCATCTTCACCTTGCCGCCCCGCGCCGCCAAAGCCCCCAGCGATGCCTTATAGGCCCCAACAGCCACCACATCGCCGCCCTGATCGCAGGCACCAAACAAACTGGCATAGCCCTCGATCACCGATCCATCGACCACCGACACCTCGCCGCCAATCCGGCAAAACTTGCGCTCCAGATCAAATTCCATGCTCATTGCTCAACCTCCAACGCCGGCAGCCCCAACAGCGCCCGCTTTTCCCCGTCCGTCAGAAACGTCGCCGCCGCCACCCGCGCCCATTGCGAATCCCGCTCACCGCTCAGCGCGCTTACCTGGTCTAGGTCATAGCGAAACTCGACCGCCTCACCCGAAAACCCGGCCAGCCAATGCGAAACACTCGCACAAACCCGCGCTGCCAAAGGCAAAACCGTCAAACGGTAAAACGCCCGGTGCGCCTCGGCATAATTCGCATAGGTCGCATCTCCGGGAATCCCCAACAACATCGGTGGCACCCCAAAGGCCAACGCAATCTCGCGCGCCGCCGCCTCCTTGGTCTTCTGAAACTCCATGTCGGACGGGCTGAAACCCA